CCCCGCCGTAAACCGTATTTATGTCAGCGTCCGCTTTCCTTTTCAGGATTTCCGGCACTTCCTCCGGCAAAAGAAACGGGAGGTGTTTCAGAACCGTTTCTTCATCAAGGAACGCAGCCGCCGAAAGCACCATATTTGTTTCCTCAGTGCGATTTATTACCTTGTTCCACGTAAATTCCGGCTGTGGATTACTGATACCAGCAACAGCGCAAATCTGCCGAATGAAATCTATCAAGAAATACTCGAAATCGGCGCATTTGTTGTCCTGTGGCTGATACGCCGCCGAAATCTCTGTAGCCGTTTTCTCAGCGCCCGCCAGAGCCGTCACATCAAGCATCTGGGCATCTTCGTACAGGTCGCGCCGCAAGATATCCAGCATGGTTTTCCGGGCTTCTACAGGAACGTCAAGGGTGTGGGCTTCTGCTGCCGTTTCAGCGGAACTATCTACCACATTCGCCTTTACGCTCTTCATTCTCTGGATGAACTGTGCCAAATCCTTATCGTCCATAGCGCCGGTATTGTGCAGAATCCAGTAAATTCCGCTGGTATCGTCAATTTGGTTTGCGAACCCGGATTTGATAAAATCATAGCAGTCTATGGAGCCACGCAACCCGACGAGTTCGCTTTCGTGGGTATCGTTGCCATACAATACCGCAATAGGCAGGCGGGTATAGTTCTCGTCGCACACATCCACAACGCCCAGATCGTTCCTCAGCTCCTTGTGGATATATGCGCGTTTCTCGGCCATGGGCTGCGCGTCGTCGCTTCCCTCCGCGCTCCATTCGCTCACGCCGTCCAACTCGTAAAGCGTAGCCCGGAAAACAGTTTTTCGGCCAGTCTCCCGGAACCAGTACCGAATACCGGCCATCAGCTCAGATGTTTTTTCATCCAGCAGCGGAACAAATCCCGGATTTCCGGGAGTATCGGCGAACGAAAACACTTCCAGATGATCGAGATTCCAATAGCCGTAGGAAACTCCCTGCGCCAGTGCCAATTTTGCCGCCGTTTGCAGCTTATTGTCGAAGTCCGCGCCCAGCTTTTCCTTTTCGTCCATGCTTACGCCATTAGCGCAAATATAGCCCACTTCCTGCGTCACCAGCCGCCGAAACGTTAGCGTTTTGAGCCGGTAGTCGCTGCTCCAAATATCAGGAGTTTTGTTCCCGGATAAGGTGAAAAGGAACTTCTGGAATTTCTCAATGGTGATATTGTGCTTATTATAGTACGCCATACCGTCAGCGGCGTCTTTGTACGCCTTGCTGCTCTGGTGCTCCCGCACTGCATCACGTATGAATTCCCCAGTAGTTCCCTTTGCAATGGCTTCTTCCAAATCTTGATAAATTTTCATGAATTTTCTCCAATAGCAGAAATCTCGTAAAATCACAGCAGCAACGCAGCAGCGGGAGAAATCTCGTTTTTCTTTTCCACCTTGTATTTCATGATGGTGTTGCAAAAGTACCTGATATCATCCATAGCGTGATCGTTATCTTTCACTACCGCGTCCTCCGTTTTCTTATCGTCCCACCGGTAAAGCCCGAACTCCCGAATGGCATCCGTGCAACACCGGTGAATTTTTATATTCCCGTTCTTGAGATATACCGCCGTTCGCCGAATGCCATCAAGAACGGCATTGTCCGCCTGCTGGACGCGGAATTTACGGCGTTTCAGGGCGGTAATAAAAGAAGCCGCCGAAGGGTCAATGACCGCCCTCTTGATTTCGTAGCCGTCCGTCAGGCTCTCCACAGCGTCGCAATATTCCTCGTCTGTGAGCTGCTTATAGTTGGCTCTTCCATCGTAGTAATACTCTTTGATTCTTACCGCCTTATTACCATCCACAGCCCACAACCCGCATGAAAATGGATTCAGGGTGCCGTAGTCGATGCTTATGTAATAATCCGCGAATTCCGGCACTTCATCCGTGATATTCGCTTCGGAAAAATCGTATACAAGCCCCTCTGCCAGCGTCCATTTCCCCAGAATGTACCTATCATAGAACACCGTTCCGGCATATTCTTTTTTCAGATTTTCAACAAAAGTGGGGGGTAAAAATGGATTATCGTCTATTGTGTATTCTTGGCTGAAAATATCGGCATCGCTATCAAGGAATCTCTTTAGCCAGTGGTTGGGATACTGTGGATTGTATGTGCCATCGAAACAAGAATACTCTTTATCAAGCCGGCTTTTCAGGAGGGCAAAAACTTCCTCCGACCAGTCCGCGACCTCGTCGCCGTAGCAATACTTGATAGACGCGCCGCGAATCTTCGATACCTGAGACACTTTTTCCGCGCCAAGGCAATAACACTTCTCCCCAAAAATCCACGCTGTATTATCGCTGGAAATCGCCCCAACAAGTTTATCGCCGTACAGATTCCGCATAGGCTCTAGTACGTTTCTCTCTATTGTGGATTTTGTAACGCCCAAAATAACGGAAAGCCCATCTTTCCCGGCTCGTTCTCGAATCCGCATGGGAATAATCCACTTGAAATCAAGATATGTTTTCCCGCTTCGGGTCGCGCCGCCCTTGAAATTCCATCGGTGATTCCCATACCTTGCAAATTCAATCTGTTTCGGGCTTAATAGCATTTCTAAACTCCTTAATTAGCCCATCCAGCTTATTGAGACTATCATTGCCGCTTGCCGTGTTTCTTGTGGCCTTATCGACAATAATCCCGAAAGATGTTGCAATCTGGCTTAATGTTGCGGCTGAAATCTTTTCGGGGTCTGTGAGCGCTTTCAGATGCAAGGTGATTGCTTCTTGCATCGCCGCTTTTTGTGATTCCATGTACGCCATCATGTCGGCGGTATTTTCTTCTTTTTTTTGCTGCACTTTTTGGGCGATATCCGGTGAAGCGCTAACAATCCTTTTCACAGTCTGGTGAGTTACGCCATGCTTTTTTGCAACGGCGCTGTACGACTGCATTTCTATCCAGTCGGCGATTATTCTTTTTTTCTTCCGATCTGTAATCCTTGCAGCCATAGCACCACCTCTCATGCAAAATAATTGGCGCGAAGCCGATTCAAACGGCCTTCTGTTGGGGAGAGAGCGCCCAACTCGTTATCTCAGGAACAACCCCAAGCCTCTTGCGCTTTTTCTTTTTTACCAGTATAGCACATTCAAACTGAAAAATCGTCTCATTTTTTTCTCATTTTTCAGCTTTCAGTCTGCCCATACAGGCATAGCGTGAAATGTCGTAGTGCTGAGTCCCGGCGGCGGTAAACCTGAGCTTTTTCAACGCCAAGTTCTTCACACAGGGCATCGACGTTGCCTCTGGCCGGGCTTATGTAGAATTTGCTCAGTATCTTCTTTTCATCGACGCTAAGCGATTCAAGCCCGGAATCCACAAGCGACACCCATTTTCTCGCCTGTTCGAGTGACCGCGCCAGTTCCTCACGGTGAACGATATTCGATAGCATCGCATCTTCCCGGCCGGAACCACCGCCGCTTACCGGCGTACCGTCAGCCGTGGCGCTTCGGATACTCTGCATAGCGGATTCCAGCCGCGCCATTTCTTCGGGAATGCTTTTCAGGGACTGTGCCTTTGCACTGTATTCCTTTAGCTTTTCAATGGCCTCATACTTCCAGTTCATTCCGTTCCTCCTTGCATATCTTATTAAATTCCTGTATAGATATGCACAATACACACAAGATATAAGATTATATTTAATATATACTATACAGGGGTAAAGCTATAATATTAAATTCCGTCTCCTGTTTTTCGTTTTCGCCCTCCTTTCGGTGCAATCCTTCCCAGGCGGGCAAGGCCGCTTTTCCCCATGGACGAATATGTAATTACAGCACCGGCTGCCTTCGTAGTACCCAAAAAAATACCGGCACCCAACGCAGTACTTCCTGCCGTCCCTGTACTCCATGTTGCCCCCCTAGAGAACAGGCAGGCTCCCAATCCCGCCGAGCATCCCGGTTTCTTGGCATATCATAAGCAACTTTGTCTGCGCCGTCATCCGAATTTCAGCCGGTGCCCGTTCCGCTGCCGTGTGCAAGACGGAAATACACTCAATCCCCTTTCCCTTGTCCACAGACAGCACATAGGACGTCGCAGATACCGCAGAGGCGAACCACTCCGGGACGTTGCCGTAGGCGTATTTTGAAAACATCCTCCGGAGAATCTTTTCCGGGTCAGATTCTTCCTGCTCGATGGTGGTTATCTCCCATTCCCCGGACTTGGCGACCTCTTTCACTGTTTCGGCCAATTTTTTTGCAAGCATCTCGCGTGCAGTCTTCATGAGCAACGCATCATCAAATTTGAAATCCTGTTCTTCCATTATTCATGTACCTCCAATTCCTTATTTTTTCTATCGCGGTATCTCCTTTGAGCGGCTCTCTGAGCGTGGGCTTTCTGGCACTCCCACCTAGTCCGTTCCAACGCCTCCATGCCCATCCGGCAGGCCTCATTCACGGGGTCTATACTTTCGTAATGCTCCCGGTGTTCCGGGTTCAGGATTTCAATTGCTCGGTCAATCGTCATGGCTATCCTCCAAACACATTTTTGCGCCGCAATGGCAATACGGATATCTCCGGCAAGCCTCCCCGTATTCTCCGGCTTCCAACAGGTGGTGCAGGTCGATGTCGACCACTCTTCGCCCACACGCCGAGCATTCCAAGCACAAAGTGATTTCGTCCGCAAGCCGGATATTCCAGTTTCCACGCCGCACCGGCTCCACGTCGGCGGCGGGCAACTCGTCTTCTACAAACTCGGTAACGGTCATATCCGGAGCCTTAAAACCATATCGTAGCATGGCGTCTTTAATTGCCTCCCGGCTGATGTAATCACTCATTTCAACTCCTCCACATAGCACCAACTCTGGGGCGGGCGTTTGATTTCAACGGGCGCATATCCAAATTTCGTTTTCCGTAGCCCCATAAATTTGCTCAGCGGTTTCGGGGCATCATAGATTTTCAAGTTTGAAATGTGCCAGAAATGCCCGTCTTTGCCGTCCAGATATGTGTCTATCTGGTACATATTTAAGCAGCTTCCGGCAAAAGCACTTTCCGGCATTTTCAGATACCCACCACCCCAAATGACTCCGATTTTGTCACACACAAACTCTCCGACAACCAATCTCCCGCCGCTAATGTTGCAAAAAATTCCGTTACTAACTTCATAACTCAAGTTTCCGGCAGTGCAATAAATGTAAACCTTAAACGGTGTTTCCAGCTTCGGCTCTGTTTTTCTCAATTCCAGTGTCTTTTCACCTCTGGCAATCTTCTCCACCCACTCCGGGCGGATGCTGATTAACACTGCCTTGCCCATCAGTAGCTCCCCCCCCCGTATCCATCGGTATCCCGCCCTGTGCCGCACCGATCATCAGACGAACCGTGTCAAAGCTATCGTCATAGACGGAGCTGTCCCCGTCTCGGTGCCAAAAACACGTTTCTCCCCCGAATGCAGTGATAGACGAAATATCGTCCAGGTTTAACAGATACGGGGCGTCGCCTTTGTGTACCTCGATAAATTTAGCCATTGTCAGCCCTCCGGTTCCATGCCTCTTTAGCTTCTTCCACAGATTCATAAGCGGAAGTTTCTGCGCCGCATTCCCAACATCTGACCCAAAACCAATTATCTTCGTCAAATGCACCGTCCCCTATAGCTCCGGCTGTTCCCCCGCAAAACGGGCAGGGCTTCAACTTGATTTCATCCATTGTTATCTCCTTCCCGCCCGGGTTGCCCCGGGCTTATCCCCATATTCTGGCCGCAATTTCTTCATACGAAAAATTCTTGCTTGCCCAAGGTCGGGCGGTAAAATTCGCATAATTCCGGCTGAATCCCTCGGCCATCAGCAGTTTTACAAAACGTTTTCGTGTCATTGTCCTCTCCTAACAGTGTCGATTTCGAGGCGGTTAAACCATTTCCGTGACCTCACGAAAATGGCCTATCCCCGCTGTTCCGCCTAATGCCCCCGCGCCCGGAACGCCTTGCACACGGTTTGCGATTCATCGCAGGCTATCAAAACTTTCATTCCGTCTCCTCCACCGGGGAGCGAAGAAAGGTCAAGACACACTCGATGCAAACGCCGGTTGGATCTTTCTCGCATCTGCGTTTGAAAAAACATTTTTTGCACAAAAGAAAATGTCTCACGATGGATTTTGCCAACTCCTCGTCCGTCATGTTCCGGATGCGGTCGGCGCTGGTCATCGGCTCATACCGATCTTTCAGACCTTCATCGTGAATGCAGCCGTCGCAAGCCGCCCATCCACCCGGGGCAATTCGGTACTTGCAGCTGGAACACTTGTCAGATTTATTCCCCATCACTCTCAGCCTCCACAAACTCCCCGTTTTTCAGCGTGTACGGTGTATCCGCTTTGATTTTTTCGCCATCGACATACTCCGTTTTCACACATACCGGAACGCATCGTTGCTTTGCTCCATCGTATTTCCACTCTGCAAGTGTAATCCAGCAACCAATTGGCGCTTTTACCACAGAGCCATGTCCGGCACAGCAGATCACAGAATCACTTCCAGTGCAGTTAATCTGGGCGTAGTTCCCGGAGCTGCCAATCTGGGCGCAGTACCCGGAGCTGCCAATCCGGGCGTAGTCCCCGGAATCAACGTTTCCACGCGGCGTCTCAGCAATAGTCTTTTCCAGTACAAAATCCACACATGCCTTGATAAATCCGGATAGTCCCAGTTTTACGCCGATTTTCAGTTTTCGGGAGCAGAATTTTTTCTTATCATCCGTCTTTGGCTCGTCCAGCGCTTCAACTTCGGCAAACTCGTTCGGCGTGCCATCAGAGCGAATCAAATCGTAATAATCCAGCACGTCAAAGGGATTTTCACAAAAGTGCATTCCCTTTTCACAGATTTTCGCCTCTGGTTCCTCGAACACGGTATTTTCCTGGTACTGCTTATCCTTGCAGATCAAGCCGGGGTTGAATCCTTTGTAACCTTTCATTTTGCATTTCCTTTCTGTTTTTCTTTATTTCCCCGAGGAACTTTCCCCCACCGGGGCGGGGTGCAATTCCGCTTCACCGGATTGAAACAGCCGTACATTTTCGCCTCGCTCATGCTCAAAAGCAATCCCCTCTCTCACCAAATCCGGGTGTTCGTACCGGAAAAATTGGCGTTGTTTTTTGTGGTTTTTCCATAGTTTCATGATGTTTTTATTCCAGTTATCGATGAAATACGTTTCCCATGCCTTGCATCCGTCCCCGTTGGTGGGGCAATCGTCCCGCGTGCAGTTCCTGCAAAATGGGCTTTCCGAATCGATGTACTGGCCGGGTTTTTCTCTCATAATGCGTCCCTTCTTTCATCTGCGCCCGCCGCCAGAACCTGCCGTATGGCTTCCAGCTCAGCGTCCCCAAGCTCGCCGGACGCGCCCTTAGGAATATCAGGCTTCCCATAGCGCCTAACCGGTGGCGCTGACCCAGCACCGCCCCTATCCTGCTCTTTGGCAAGCCAGCCATTGATAAACCGCTGTACCCCGCCCTTGGTTTTCCGCTTGGACGGGTTGGCGTCACACCACCCGGCCATTTTCCGAAGCTCTGCCAGGATATCAACGGCGGGGTAGAGTTCTGCCCATTTGTCCACGTCAGCCCGAAAAACAGGGTAAAGGGATTTATCATTCAGCATGATCTGGCACACCGGCGGCGTGGAGGCGGTGTCCGGCTCCGCGCCTATACTCTCCTTTACTCTACTTTTCTCTACTCTACTCTCCTCTACTCTACTATGTCTTTGGATGTCAGCATTTTTTGAGAAAATGTTGACATTTCTGCTTGAAATGTTTACATTGGGGCAAATTTGGGCGCACTCGACCAGAAGGATGTTGTAATCGACTTCAAGACTTTTACGGCGGCTGACTGCCTCGAAGTACCGCTTCTGAATTCCCCGTGAAGTCAGAACGTGATACTTGTCATATATCTCTTTGTCGAACATCCCTCGTCTGATAGAAGCTTCTATTATTTCGGAAACGACGCTCCCACCCAGCCCGCACCTTCGGGCGAACAAAAGCGCAACCTCCTCTGTCCATTCAATGTAATAACCCTCCTTGCCGTATATCTCTTGCAGCAAGTGAACGATTACACCAAATCCTGTCAAGCCAAATTCTGCTTCTATCAGTTCAAATTTCTTGTCCAAGCAAACATCAAGCGGGAAGAAATCAAGTCCGCTTTTGATTGCCATAGTTTACTCCTCGCTTACCAGCCTAGGGAATAGAACAACTTGAAGGCCGCGACTGCCAAAAATGTCAACTATGTGTTTTACTTCTTCTTCGGATATATTATTCAGTCGGAGAAGATTATCTTGAATGCCATCCAATTCAAAGATATCCTCGGCGTCGGTGACGATAACGTCATATCTCATTGCGCATTCACCTCCTTCACCAGCGAATACCTTGCGAAGCACGTCCGCTCCCCGTACCGGTTCTTCCCGGTGACGGTTTCGCTCTTGATGGGTACGCCCTGGGCTTTCAAATCCCAGATCCTTGCACCCAGCCGGTAACAGCCGTACTCGGTAACAGCCTCGGCCTGGGTGATACTTCCATAGTCCTGCAAATGCCGCAGGATACGCTCACACTGTGTCACGGGGTGCCTCCTCTCCGGTGAGGCGAACCGCCACGCATGGGCGGGTGCCGTACCGCTTGCAGACTGTGGCGTCTGTGATAGCGGCATCATCCTTGTAGGCGATACCGTTCAGAGCATCACACACAATCTTGCCTATGTTGTCCCAGTCGGGTTTCACCATGGGAAGAATCCGATTGTCAATCGCTTCGGCCTGCTTGAGCTTGCTCCACGAATGGGGGACGGGGTAGATTGCCGCAATGTCAACCCGGATAGTGCCGGTGAACTTTGCCCCGTGGGCTTCGCACTGGTATGCCAATGCCACCAGCTTTTCATAGTCCTTCGTTTTCTTTGGGGTGTATGTCTCACCGTTCTGGGTGAAGCGGGGGCGCTCCTTCCCTTGCGGAACGCCGGGAATCGTAAATTCAATCGTCACGTTTTCGCTCCTTCCTATTGATTTTCCCGGCCTAGAACGGCAAGGCGGTGTCGTCTTCGGTGATCTCCTGATATCCTCCGAACCCCTGCTGACTGTATCCGTTGCCCCGGCTCGTCTGCTGTGGGGCGCTGGGCTGCCCGTATCCGGCGTTTTGCGTCGTTCCGGTATTGGTGGTATCCTGAGAATTGCGCTTGCTGGAAAGCAGTTCAACGCTTGTGGTCACCACCTCAAACGCCCGGCGCTTGTTCCCGTTCTTGTCCGTCCAGTCTCTGGCCTGCAGCGCTCCGGAAACGGCTACGATGTCGCCCTTATGGCCGTACTGCGTCAGGTACTCAGCGCCCTGACGCCATGTGACGAAATCCAGAAAGTCGGTGGCATCCTTCGTCATTGGACGCTTGACGGCGAGACTGTAGGAGCAAACCGCCGTCCCCTCCTGGGTTCTTCTCAGCTCCGGGTCGGCGGTGAGCCGCCCGACAAATTGACAATTATTCATGTGTTCTCCTTCCTGTAAATCAGATCGTTTTCATTCCAGCCGGGATAAATGCTCATCAGGTACTCCCGGAAATACGCCCTCATTTCCATTCTCGCCGTGGTCTGGTCGTACCGGTTGTGGCATCTGGGGCAGAGGGTAAGCCCATTCTGGGCAATGCCAAGCCCTCCCTGCGCCCGGGATATGTAGTGGGCGTTGCTCCATGCCAGAGGGGCGGGGGCGGGAGCGCCGCAGAATACGCAGCACGTCCAGCCGTCAATGCTGTCCCGCTCGGCAATCGCCATTTTCTCGACCCGGGTGAAGTCCCTCGCTTTTGTGTCCTTCCTCAACGCCATTCCTCCTTGAGCAGTTCCAGCTTGTCCGGGGGCAAGGTTTCAATGTCCAGCGCCTTGCAGTCCTGTATCAGGTTGTCGATCAGCCGCGCCATTTGTTTGGTGTCGTAGGTGCTGGAACCGTGGTATGCCGCCAGGTTTCGGCACCCAGGCACCTGAGACGCGCCCAGGCTGTCCACCAGCCATCCAAGGCCGTTTTTCTGCCAGCTCCGTGTGAAGCGCTCAACGTCCTGTTCCCGGACGCACATAGGCGTGTAATTGCCTCCCACGCCCCGAATGGCGTTCCGGTATACCTCTACCGGAGGAATCCCCATAGCGGCGGCAAGCTTGTGAATCAGCACCCATGCATAGGCGTTTGCGTCCAGGCTCCGCTTTTCCCGGTGCTCTTTCAAGGCCAGATCATAGGGCGCGGCCTTCATCTTTCGGATAAAGGCCATTGCCTTGCCCAACTCGGAACGGGAGGGCTTGACCATCAGCCAGCCGCCTTCCAGTTTGGCCTCTGTGAATGTAAACTCCGTCATGATTGCTGCCACACAAACGCCCGAAGGTTCTTTGTATCGTTGCGGATTGCAAGTCCGGTGATCCGCCCGGTCTTCTCGTCATAGGCGATTTTCTCAACGCTGAACTTGTCGTAGCAGTTGAACCGGGTCTTTCCGTTGAAGGAAGATGCTTTGATCTCTGCCTTATTGCTGGGAATCCAGACAAACGGGGACGTGTAAAGTTCCCTGCCGATGCCCCAGCGGAACCCGGCGCGCTTGAAAGCGTCGCTTGCCTCGCCCTTTTTCTGGTTGCCTTCCTCGTCCTCCCGGCTCTCGATACCGCAGTCCCATTTCCATTGGATGCCGCCGTTTTCCTGGATAATCCCGATACCGGCGTACAGATTGCCCTTGATCTCCTTGTAGTCGTTCGTCCAGTTGCCCGCCCCTACAGTCTCGTCCAACAAGTCCATATCCGTCCTCGCCGTCTTGTACAGCAGACACACCAGCCCATTTTCCTTGACCTGCTTGATTTTGACCTCAATCTCGTCAGCGGTCAGGAACCGAAACATTCTTGCCATGATGCCACCCCCCATTATCTGATTCTCAGGCTTTCGCCACGATCTCCCAGAACGGCAAATGGAAGCTGGTTCCCCTGATTCAGATACTCCCGGATTTTGGCAAGATCAGGCGTTCCAGGCTTGAGCCATGCCGCCGGAACCTCGTCCAGCAGCTCCACAGGCTGAGCACCGCCGTTTTTCTGAATATTGAAAGAGAATAGCGCCGTCTTGAATTTCGTCCGGCCTGTGGCCTTCATGGTATCGAAAAGGCGCTGCTTCAACGCCTTTTGACGATTGTTGATAGAGGTTTTCCGCTCCTGTAAGCGCTTGATTTCAGTATCGATCTGGGCGGTATCCCCATCCATGCTCTTGATGATCTTTGCGTAGCTATCGGCCTTGGTATCCATATCGGCCTCGATCATCTCGATGGTATCGAATACGGCCTCTTCCGGGATTTCCGGGTCGAGGAGCATTTCAAATACGTCCTGCCATTCCTTGCTCATTTCGTACAAAGTTATCATGTTGACTTTCCTTTCTCAGTTTGATATACTGTAAATGGTAGAGATTTTTTATCGCTTGCCGTCCCCGGTGCTGTCACATCGGGGGCGGCTTTTTATCGCCCTCTGATGCAACGTCCGATACCGGCACCCATCAGGATAGCGCACACCCACATTGCGGGAACTGCCGCCTTGTCTGCCAGCAAATCGGCCTGCTGCCACCAGAAAAGCACCAGATTCAGCCCCGCATAGGGGAGAACACGGAAAACGCATTCCTTGATATTGAACGGCTTCCGGTTCTCCGGCGCCGGCTCCCACCGGACATCCATGGGTTTATTCCTGCTTGCCATATCATCACCCCCTGACCGCATGATTTCGGTGGACTACGTCGAAAAGCTCCACGTTTTCATCGTCAAACGCCTTGCGTTCCTCCGTTTCCATGCCCAAGGATTCCCGCAACTTGACGTTTTCCTCCCGCAAGCGGCGGAATATCTCCGCCATGGTGCGAAGTTGGGTCGTTTCGTTGGGTGTCATTTGGCGTTCTCCTTGTAAGGCTTCAAATCCCGGGCATCCACATACTGAAATCGATCCCCGAGACGATAGAGATTATCCATGGTGCCTATTGCTTCCAGCGTAACAATATCCCCTATTGCAAAGCTATGACGCGGGATATAGCGTTTCTGTACAACCACAAACTTGTCTCCAACCTTGGGCTTGCCCTGTTCACGCTTGCTCTCCTTTGGCTTGTCCTCCTTGCGCTTCTTCTCAAAAAGCCGCTCAACGGCGACCCTTGCGCCCTCCGCTCTGCTGTAGGTATCCTTCGGATTGCACCGGGCTTCTGCGGTCTTTACGTCCCGCCCGCCACGTTTCAGCGTGGCCGTGGTAATCATCCCGTCAAAGCGGAGTTCCACGGTGCAGGGTTCCCGCTCAGGCTCTGCAAGGCCGGAAATCCAGCTTTCATCGAACAACCAGTAATAGCCATTATCGACTGCCTCTTCAAAACGGTAGCTAGACTCTGCGTATTCCCGAGCGTTCACACGGGCTACGGTAAGGGTTTTCCCGAGATATTTCACCATGTCGTCAGGAAATCCAAACGCCCAGGGGCGCTCGCTCACAATCCGCACCTTATCCCCAACTTTGTATTTCGCCATAAATAACTCCTTTCAATTTCGGCATTCTGCCGTAGATTTCAAATCCATGCTTTTCCAAGCTGTGCTGTGCTGAGCCATTGCGTAGGATTTCGATGCTTTGCCATGCCGCTACGATGCTTATCATTGCTGTTCATTGCCGAGCCATTGCGTCGCTTTTCGTTGCTTGGCCACGCCTCTGCAACGCATCTCATATCTAAGCCATTGCTAAGCGAGGCCAATCCACGCTATGCCCTTGCGCCTTAAATCAGCTCGTATGTATAGCGTCCCTTCCCACTGTTTCGCCACTGGCCGATACCCCGAAGCTTGCCGTACTCCAGGCATTCCAGTGCCAGATCGTGCATGTCCTTGGTCAGGCAATCGATCTGAATCTCAATGGAAGTCCCTGCCGGTGCTGTCTCGCTGCTGGAAAGGGCAATCCGCTCACCCTGCGCCGTGGATGCCCGGAGGGGGCGCTCACACACGCCAATCTCGCCGCCGTTCAGGTCCAGGGGAATCTTTCGGGGGGAGACAAACAGGAGGCCGTCGATTTCCTTTTTGTACGCCTTGATCTTGCTGGCCTTTGTGCCGGGAACCTTCCGAAGAACGCCGCAGGAATCCTTGAAAAAGCCCTTGATCTGGTAGTCATACAGGAACGGCTGCCCGTTCTCGTCCCGGGGGAATACCGTCATGGATTTCTCCATCATGCCGTCCACGCCGATTGCGGCGACTTCCTCTTCCATGCTCTCGGCGTCGGGAGCCTTGGAAGCGATGAACTCCCGGTGCAGCTCCTTATTTCCGCTGCACGTACCCAGAAGTTCCTCAAAAAATGTGATTCTTGCCTTGATTTTGCTGATTTCCATTTGACTTTTTTCCTTTCTTTTGGTAAAATAAAGATGATTTCCATTGACTGCCGCTCTCGGGTGTTCCGCACGCCCGGGGGCGGTTTTCTCGTTGCAACGCGCACCATATCAGTGCCCTTGCCCAGCTGTGCTTCCCCTTGCCTCTGCTCTGCCTTGCTTTGTTGTCCCTATCGGTGCCCTTGCTGTGCGTGCCCTCGCCTAGCGATTCTATGCAATGCCCTTGCGACGCTGTGCGCTGCGCCGCTGAGCCGATCATAGCCCTTGCTCAGCCACTCGGTGCCAAGCCGCGGCTTCGCCTCCCCGTGCTATCCTCGCCTTTGCAGCGCCTACCACTGCTCAGCCTCGCTACGCCACCGCGTGGCTGATCACTGCAATTCCCTCGCAAACGCCCGTATCTCCTTCTCAGAGTACCCCAGGGTTTTCAGAATCACCGCCGGGTTGGGGTGGAGGGTGGTCACCAGCTTTTTCAGGACGCTTACCCGCATTTCGGTTTTGCCCTTCCGATAGTTCCGAAGGGTCTGATGGTCTACCCCGGTTTTTTCTTCTAGCGCTACAGCGTTATCGCTCTGAATCCCCGCCAGGGGACAGCAGCGGTCGATTTCCTTCCAGAAATCCTCCACTGCGTAGCGCTCGGCATACTGCTGGATTCTAGGCATTGTTTTTCCCCTCGCTCTCTTTATCTGCGGGCTTTACCTTGGGGGCAAGGATATTCGCCATATCCACCAGCCCCTCAACGTAGTCCTGGCCTTTTACAGCCGCGATATTTTCGAGAACGGTTACGATTTTCTCAGGCATTTTCATTTCCTCCTTTACTAAATTTTTCATTCAAGCTGAATGCCAGCTCCCCGATATTTGCTTCACCGTCAAGCCCCGTCGAGCAATTTCCGGGTGGTCGTGCCTTTTACATGGGGATGGATACCCAATACCCAGAGCCATAAACGCGGGGGGCGCTCATATTGTCACGGTGTTTGCCCTGCCATCATCAGCGCCGGGTGGGCGGTTCCGGCGGACGGCCTTTTCAGGCCGTTTCGGCTATTGATAAATGATTTTTGCCGTGCTACAATCACCCAGAAGGGTGGTGATTACATGCGCAAAAAGAAAGCGGATAACGGCAAAATCAGTGTATACGATCTGTTTCAGGCTCAGCGGCGAGAAGCCCGGAAGCAAGATAGAAAAGAATACATGAAAGAAAACCGTTTTGAAATTATCCACGTTACTCTTTCAGCAGCTTCCATTCTTATCAGTGTCGCTTCGCTGATTATTTCGCTTTCTCGATGATTCCGCCAATCCCCTGACGCCGTATCCAAGCGAATAGCAGGCAAGCGCGATTCCGATTATTGAAAGAATCATGGATGCGTCCATTTACACCCTCACCCCCTCCGTGAATGCTCGTATTTATTCTTGTGATTTCGTTTTTTCTTTGGCTTCTTTTTTCGCTTCGGCGTCTGAATCCGTTTTGTTTTCCCTGTGAAATGTGTGAAAGTGTTGGACGCCATCGGCAACTCCCTCCCGTTATCTGGTTTGCTAGGCTTGTCCCATTTTTGGGACGATTAGTGTAAAAAAATAAGTGCCTTTTCTGCCGGGTCGGTGATGCCAAGCTTCTCGCATATAGCCTCTATCTCGATAGTGTTAAACGGAATCTTCCCGTTCACCTTGGAATTCAATGTGTTTTTGGACATACCGATTTCCAGAGCCAGAGACCGCTGAGTAAATCCCGCTTCTACAATCTTCCCTTTTAACTTGTTCGTCGACATGCTTTGCCCTCCTTCCGTCTCATTTTTGGGACGCCTTTATACTATCACGCTTCTCCTCATTTGTCAACCCAAAATTGGGACAATTTTGAAAAATTTTTTGTTCCGGTATTGCAATTTTGGGATAACCGTGTTATTCTATACGCAGAAGGGAGGTGCCATTATGAGCGATATTTCAAAGAGAATCCTAGAAACGATAACTTGCAAGGATATCTCCTATGGCGATTTATCGGATAAAACAGGTATTCCAAAGTCTGCTTTACAGCGGTATGCTACCGGGCAGACGGAGAAGATTCCAATTGATCGGCTCGAAAAAATTGCAAGCGCAATCGGCGTAACGACATCATTCCTTATGGGTTGGGACAGCGCCGACAAAAAAGAACAGCTCACCGTTCCCAGTGAGCTGTCTGACGTAAAAGCGCGGCTTATTCAATATGTGTATCCTTTAACAGACGAACAGGCAGCCCTTGCGCTTCGAGTTTTGAAATCAATTCTGGAAGACGCTGAATGATTTTCTTCATGTCTGCTTCTGCCAAATTGGATATGTACCGGATCAGTTCTTCTCTTTCCTTCATGTCTGTACCCTCCATTGTGTATTTATAAACGTTTGTTTGCTTACGTAGCGTATAATAGCACGCCATATGTCCAATAAATCGGACTAATTAAAAAAATGCACAAAAATTTTTCTTTTCGTTGAAATTATTTTCCGAGCGTGGTATTATTTTCATGTGGAAATACCTAGCATCCTGCTGATGCCAATAGAAAGAAGGAGTTTATATGGGATTATTTGACTTCCTTAAATCCAAGTCGGGGAAGTTTTCGCAAGAGCCGCCTATCCCGGAATCCGAAAAGCAACACTACCGTCCAGCCGAATATTACACGGATACAGCGCCAACAGCCATTACCGGGGCAGACGGCAATTATTTACAGAAGCGAGTAATCCCGTTTGAAGAACGAAAAAGAATTTCTTTCCCGTCTAAATCTGGATTATATGTGGCTGAAATTCTTTTACTGGAATACTGCTCATATGGTACATACCCACATCCCAAAAACGGATACCCCGGTTTCTGGTGGTTTGAATATGGCATACGGAATGTAGGCGCTAAGTTAGATTCTCTCCGAGAGCGTGGCTTTATAGAGTATTGCACCGCTGCTGAAATGCTTCCATCTCTAACGATCCCTAAACTCAAGGAGATGGCCGATTCTCTCGGCATTTCAGTATCCGGTAAAAAGGCTGATATTGTTTCGCAGATCATAGCCGTTGCTCCTACCAAAGCCCTTGAATCCTTTATCGCCGACAGAAAATATAAACTGACACGAAAAGGCGAAGCCGAACTGCAAGAAAACGGGTATGTCCCGTATATGCACAAGTCACCGAATAAAACTATTGAAGGGTCGCCTTTCGGTTATGAGTTTAACGTTTGGACTATAAATACAATCATTGGTTCAGGAGACGGAAGGGGCTGGAAGGATATCGTTATGGACGAGGAGGAGAAATTACGCCATTATTCTGAAAAGCATGTTGCTGAAAGCCGAAAAAGGAGCAAAGAAATTACAGATTCTTATAAAGAGTCAAACCCAGAATTATACAGAGAGTTAAAAGCCTTGGATGATCATCTCGATTTGCAGGATCACCAGTTTTCTAAAATCAAGGAAGCCGAGCGTAAATTTGAGGAAACCGGTGATATTGATGAACTAATCAAATTTTGGGAATCCATATGGGATAACGGCGGCCTTGCGTTCAACGGTTCCCGCTGGACATTCCGGCTCCCTGATTTATACATCAAAGTCAAGCGGTATGAAGACGCTCTGCAAATTCTGAAAAAGATTAAAGATCCTGTATATCAAGATAAAGTTGCAGGGTATATTCAGAATATCTGCAAGCTTAAAGAAAGATCTAGATGATAAGGGGGCAATGTTATGGGGTGGAATTTTAGAAAAAGTGTTAAAATCATACCGGGAATCAAGTTAAATTTCGGGAAGAAAACAACCAGCATAAGTATCGGCGGAAAGCATGGCGGCGTAACCGTCAACTCAAAAGGTGATATAGCAGCCCGTTCGTCAATTCCGGGAACGGGCATATCCCACACGCGGAAGTTGGCCACAACCCAAAGTTCCAAATCGCGCAGTCAACAGAAGATGTACGTGCAAATGGCCGAGAACGATTTGAGAATCATTAGAGAAAGTTCAACCATTGTTGATGAAACTTCAGACCCTGGTGTGTTCTTTTCTCGGATGAATATTTTGCTTGAAAGATATGGTCATCTGGCATCCATCGAGCAATATCTTCCACTGTCCGGGGCAAAGCCCAGCGAAGCATTACAAAAACTGCAAGATGGATTTAGCGATAATACCAACGAATTTATTAAGAAATACTTTGCTGATGTTGATATGAAGGCAAAAAGCTTAAAAACCGCAACTGGGAAAAGGAATAGAATTGCAAAGGCATACGAAGCACTTATGGAATACAAGGGCAAACTGGACGCCTCTAATATTGCACTAGCTGACTATTTGCGTGACAAATATTTACAAGAATGTGGATAATTTGCCCCGCCACCCGTGCCACAAGGTGGCGGGGCTTGCCGCCGGTAACGCCGTGTGTCCCTTGCCGGTTGCACCTTTACCATAGCCCCTACCACTATAAAAGTAAACGCGCAAATCGGACAATCCGTTTACACGGCGTAGATTTTGCGTGCCAAAATGAAAGGAGCGAGTTATTTTGCCCACGGAGGAACGTATTTTGGCGCTGCATGAGCAAAGCCTGACGTTGGTGGAAAAAATCAAGACCGCCAAGCAGCAGCAAGACAAAACCGTTCAGCAGCTGGCCGACGAGACCGGGATACCGAGAACGACCCTAAACCGTTTCTTTGCCGGGACACTGATGAACCCGGGCTTCATGGATGTGTGCTCCCTATGCGCAAGCCTGGAATTATCCGCAGACGAGCTTATCGGGCTTTCCCCGCAGAAAAGCGACGATTCCGTTACCGTGGATTTTTTGCAGCTTGAACTCGATCACAAAGACGAAATGTTGCAAGAAAAGGACGCCGCAATATCCCGCCTTCTTGATCGGAGCCGGATACAGGAGGCGGGAATATCTGCCCGGGATACCAGAATCCGCAAGCAAAGCGACGCCCTTTCAGAAAAAGACAGTGCGCTTGCATCCGCACAAAGGGAAGATAAGCCCTTGATTTACGGGCAGTGCGCATTAAACATTCTGCTGACGGCGGTGCTCATGGTCTATATGGTGCTGGATGCCCGGAACCCGGAAATGGGGCTGATTCGCTCCGAAAAGATTTCTGCGGTTATTTTATTTGGCGCGGCAGGAATCGCCGCTGTTTTTATGCTCACGGCATTTTTGATTTTCCACAAGGGAGGTGAACGGGATGGCAAAAAGGAAAAAGGAGCCGGAAATCAGGCTCCCAAAAATTAAACAGCTCCCCTCCGGGGCGTGGCACACACGTGTATTGATAGAGGATCGCCGCGTATCCATTACGAAAGATACATATGATGAATGCGTGGCCGAATATCTGGCCTTGAAAAACGGCCTTGTGGAAGTCCGCGAGAAGAAAGACGGGAAAGACATCACGCTAGAGGAAGCCGTCAAAAGCTACATTGCATCGAAAGAGGGCTTTCTCTCCCCATCCACCATTGCGGGGTACGAGAAGTTCAAGCGGAATATGCTGCTAGGCATGATGAAGCGGAACATTTTCGCAGTCTCCAATGACCAATGGCAGGCCGCCATCAGGCAGGAACACAAGGCCGGGAAATCCCCGAAGTATATCAAAAATGGGTGGATGTTCTTTTCCGCCTGCATCGTCGCCGCCGGTGCTCCACGCCCGGAGGTGATGCTGTACCCGCCTGAGCACAACGAACGGGCATACCTCACGCCGGACGAGATAGACAAGTTTGTGGAAGCTATAAAAGGCCACCGATTCGAAATCCCGTATCTGATGTGCCTTTCCTCCCTGCGCCGTTCGGAAATGATCGCCATGGACTGGGCAAACGTAGATTTGGAAAACAAAGTGATGCACGTTCGCGGCGCAATTGTCATGGGGACGGCTGGGCTTGTGCAGAAGCCACAAAACAAAACGGCGAAGTCCCGCCGCTCTGTGCCTATCATTCCGCCGCTCCTGGAAGCGCTGAAAGCGCAGGAGCAGAAGACCGGAAACGTGGTAAAGGCAAGTGCAGAAACCATCTACAATAATTTAGGCAAAGTCTGCGCCGCCGCTGGAATCACCGTGGTTGATCTGCATGGGCTGCGCCACAGCTTTGCATCTCTTGCCTACCACTTGCAGATTCCGGAAATGATCGCCGCCGAAATCGGTGGGTGGAGCGACTTGTCTACCATGCACAATATCTACACGCACCTTGCCCAGAAAGATATTGCCAAACGCTCCAGCGACTTCTGCGACTACTTCACCGCCGAAGCGATGAAAAAGCGCAAATTGGCAACGGAATTGGAAACGAAAAATAAAAGTTGCTAGTGCCGCAACAGCTTTTTAAATTTATTTATGGGGTTCGATTCCCCTCGGCTCCACCATTACAATCTAATCCGAACATTTTTGTAACGCTTGACGTGTTCGGGTTAGTCGTTCAGATTGAACGCTAAAGAAATAACCCCGCTTTCCGGTAAGGGAAGGCGGGGTTATTCTCTTTTCCTGCTCATAGCTGCGCGAATAGCAAGCGCCGCCATGCAGTAATTTGTTATTGCTTCGTTCTTTTGCCTGTAAAGCTCCGACAGGCTCAACCCATACATTGCTTGCAGTTTTGCCCGATGTCCCGCATAGCGGCAACGCCGATCTATGAAGAACTGCCGCAATATTTCTTGTTTCTGCTGCGGCAACGTATTCAAAGCGGCTGCGATAAATGCGGCGCGTTGCCGTTCCGCCGCGTCCGTGCTTTCTTCCAGCACTCTAAAGCCTTCAAGCTCTGCTATTGCCGCTTCCCGCATTTTCTCAAAGTCCATTTTCAAGCCCTCGCAATTCCTCCGCCGCCCGCTCGATCCACTCTTCCCAATTTTCCGCCGCTATAACAACATTTAACGGCGTGGGTGAATGTCCGAAAACGTCCTGCGGATCGTCCGGAAAGTGCGCATAATGCAGCGCTTTCAATGTTTCGTCCCGCCGAAGCTTCAACATTGCGGCGTTTTCAATTCGCGCAACCTCGTTTTCATCTTTGAAGCGCCCGCCGGAAGCAAGCGCCCGTTTCGTGTAATCGTCAAAATATAACCGCCGGATTACAAACGCTTCCCGCTCCGGCAGACGATCGACCGCCGCGCGTACAATTTCGCATAGCTCTTTTTTCTCTATGCGTTCGTCGAACTCTTCCGCGCTTTCACCCTCTATCAAGTCGCCCGCTTCCGTCCCGCTCCCGTCCTTGTCGTTCTCAATAATTGCATTGAGTGAGGAACACGGCTGCGGAAATATGCGCTTGTCGCCCTCTCGGACGTTGCCGAACATGGCGTATACCTGTTGTTTGTATTTGAAGTTTATGTAGCTTGTAAGTGCAAAGCCCTTTTCCGGATCGAAGGCGTTTACAGCTTCAAACAGCGCCAAATATCCGCATTGCATGAAATCATCAAGATCAACAAACGCGTTTTGCTCAATGATTGAACGGTATTTCACCGCCAAGTAGTAAATATACCGCCTGTTCTGCGCCCAAAGCAGCGCGAAGGCCTCTTTATTGCCCGCCTTCGCCCGCGCCGCTAATTCCTCATTGCACCATAGCTTTCCCATAAGCTCATACGCTCGCCGCGTCCGGCTCTGTAACTTCTATATCTTGATCGTTCGACAGCTTGCAATAAAGGCTAATATCATCGGTATAGCCTTCGTAGTTGTCTATGCGTTTAATGTCGTAGAACTTGCCGCCGTACTCCACCAGCATTTCCGTTGTTACGTCGGTTCTATGATTGACCGTGAAAACAACCTCTTCCGCCGCGTTCACCATTGCGGAAGCGTAGAACTCGCTTCCGGACAACTGCCGATAGTAAGCCCACAACCTCCCGCTATGGATCGGTCGCCATTCTTCCGTGCTGAACCCGTGTTCGTTTGTCGTGCTTGTAAAAGCAATAATGCGGATTTTCTTATCTTTCAGCTTCATTCCTGCCGTTCCCTCCGTTATAGCGTCCGTATATATTCTTCGTATTTCTCCGTTAAACCTACATAAGCGTCAAGCAGGCTTGCCATGCCGTCTATGCGCTGCTTTGCGGCTTGATTTTTGACCGGAACAATATTGCCGTTTACGTCGGTTTTAACGCCTGTGTTTGTCAAACACCATTTCAAGATCGGGTGATTGTTATAAACAATCCGCTTTGCCTGCAAGTCTGCACCCATGTTCTGCATAGGAAGTGAAAGCGTTTTTGCGCCCTGTATGCAAGGGATCATATTAAACCCGCTCGCCTTCATTTCCTCAACCCAATAGCGGGCGCTCCATGCGTCATAGTAAACCCAAGCGGGAACAATCTTGTATTCCGCCGCCATTTCCAAAAACCACGCCGTTACGTCCTTGTAATTGATCGTGTTTCCGGCGCAAGTGCGCAATAGTCCGCGATCCCGCCACTTGTCATAGGGTATCTTTTCTTCCGCCACGCGGCGCTCTAACGTTTCTTCCGGTATCCAGTACATTTGCGTAACACACCGTTTCCCCGTGTCCTTGTCGATCATCAAGAGCGTTGCACACGTCAAATCAAGCGTTTTCGACAGGTCAGCGCCGCCGATCGCAAACTTGTTCTTGAAGCGGGCAAGATCGAACGTTTCCGCGTTGTCGATGTCCTCATAGGTCAGCCACGCCGTGCTTAACGTGTCCTTGATATTGAAATCCTTTACCAGCAGGCCGCGCAATTCGTTAGGGTTATTTTGTGCGCGGGCAACCTTTGTTTGAAGATCATCTATTTTCTTGATCGTGCCTAACGCGGGGTTTGCCTTCTGCCATGCCTCCGGCTGCGTCCATTCCTCGCGGCTGTCAAGCTCATAGAGGATTGGAAGAAACGTATCATCTTTGAAAACGCCGTCAACGATATTGCAGGCCGTCGCATACATTTCATCAAAGATGTTTTCGCGGATCGTTCCCGCCGTCGTTATCATAATCAAGAGCGGCTGGCGGCGGGCGCTCTGCGATTGCTTCATAACCTCGTATAAATTGCGGTCTTTAATGCCGTGCAATTCGTCGATCACAACGCAATGAGAATTTAGGCCATCCATGCTGCCGCTGTCCTTGCTCAACGCCTCCATTTTTGAAAACGTGTTTGCAAAGTATAGATCGCCCTTGCGCTTGCGTACAAGCTCGCGCAACTGTGGGCTTTGCTTAATCATATTATAGGCCTCTTCAAAGATAAGCCGCGCTTGATCTCGCTTTGTGGCAACGCAATAGATTTCCGCGCCCGCTTCACGGTCGGCGATCATCATATAAAGCGCAATGCCCGCCAGCATGGTACTTTTGCCGTTCTTTCGGGCAACGTAGAACATTGCTTCGCGGTACTGCCGCAAGCCCGTTTCTCTATCGACGAACCCGAACAGCGCGGATATGAAAGCCTTTTGGAACAATTCAAGCGTTACAGGCTTGCCCGCCCACTCGCCCTTTGAATGCTTGCAGAAGCGTTCTATAAACTCAATCGGGCGCAAGGCCTTCTTTTCGTCAAAGATATACCGTGCGCCCGCTTCCGGCGCTTCGATCCGCCGCGCCAGCTCTTCATAAACCTTCCGAACCCTGCGCGAAACAACGCATTTACCGCCTTCAATCTCCCTCCAATATTCAAGAATGTAATTCAAGGTTTATCCCTGCTTTGTGATGAAGTCCAGCACTTCATTTTTCTTCTTGCTGTCAACCTCCGGCGGCGGTAATAGGTCGGTAAGCTGCTTATAAAGAAGGCTGTAACGCTGGATCGTCGTATTATAAGACTTCAAAGCAGGGCTTTCCCGCAAGAACTCTTGTTTACCCTGCTTGAAGTGGTCAACTGTGCCGTTTTCCTTGATCTTTTCGCGCAAATCTGCAAGGGTTTCCGCCACGAAAGATATTTCAACAATGAGCTTTTCGGCTATGTCTTTGCGATCCGCCGGAACAAGTTTCAATATCTTTTTAAGTTTGCGCACGTCCTTCAATCTCTCATTATCTCTATCGTTTGTCATGGCAAATCACCCCGTTTCAATACTACCCGTTCGGGCTTTTGCCCTCCCCTCATATGTGCGCCCGTGGAGAGGAAAAGACAGGTTGCCCCCTGACGGTGCGTTTTCCCCCTCTAAAAAATTTTAGTGGGGGGTATTTCGTCGCTGCGTCGTGAAGCGTCGTACTTCTCGAACCATTCCGCCGCCAGCTTTTCATTTAGCTTCCGGTTGTGCGCTCTGCTTTCGTCGCTCTGAATGCGTCGTATGCACTCTTCAAGCGTTGTCGGCATTAGAACAACCTCCGCCCGCAATTCGTCGGCAATGGCTTTCATTTCCCGTGTGTCTGCGATCGTCGTTATCACGAAGGCGCGTTCCCATCTGCCGCGCCGCGCCTGTATGATCTGATATAGTAATTCCCGAACTTCCAGCGCAACGGACAGGATCGGCGCATGGTTCAAATGCACGTTGCCCGTTTCACCGTTCAGCGCTGCGCACAGATAATCAAGATCAACAACTAAATCGTTGCCGCTTTTATGCTGCGCAACGTATGTTGTTTTCCCGCTCGCCGGACTTCCGCACACAAGAAATACATTCGCTTGCTTTATTACGTTGCCTTCATCATCGAAGGCAATACCATTCAGCCGCGCCGCCTGCCCCCGCGCCTTCATATCCTGCGAATGCTCTTCCGCGTGGCACATTTCACAAACGGCTTTCAGATTGTCCCAATTCAACGTTATATCCGGATCGTTGACGTTCCACGGCTTGATATAGCGAATATGGTGGACTACGGAAGCCGCCCCACCGCAACGTTCGCAAATATAGTGCTGGCTTTGCAAATAAGCCTCGCGCGTCTTGCGCCACTCCTTGCTGTCATAGAACGGCCTCGCGTAGTCCTTCGCCATACCCTTAACCCCTTTCCGCTTTCAGTTGAAGCGTTTTCAAAAGGCTGTCAATAGTCCGCTGTATCTTGTCAGCGTCTACCCGCTCCGCATGATACCAAAGCGTAAGAATGAACTTTCCCGCCGTATCTGCTAACGGTTCGGTTTTCTGTGCCTCCGCTGGAATGCCCGTGCAAAGCTCGATATAGTCCGGAATAGCCGCAAGCAATCCCGTTATAATATCGTCGTTGTCGGTGTTATCCAGCCGTAACGCTTCGCGGGCTTGCTCTAACGTAAGCATTGCACCCGCTCCCGATTAAGTCGCCGAACGTGTCAGCTTGATAAAGGCCTCTTCCACAATGGGCTTGCAATCGGCAACCGCCATAGCACGGTAATCAATGCGCCCGCTCTTGAAGCTGCTTTCTCGGGAAGCCTCGATCGTGATACCCTCCGGCAGATTGTAGCCCATGTAGTTGAAGTTACCAAACAGGATAGTTTCCGCCGGGAGGTAATCATCAACAACGACAGGGAAGCCAAGAATTTTTCCGATCCCCTCGGCCTTCGGATCAGCAATGAAGATCGGTCGCCCGTTGCTGTCCACCATGCTGTAAAACAGGTTGTACAGCGCGGCGTTGTTCATTGCCCAGCAAGCGCCGGAAGCGTACCCGCGTTTCAGCGCGGCAACGACCTTCACAACGTCGGCATATTTCAGCCCGTTTGTTTTGTGGAAGGTAAAGGCGTTTGTATCGCCCCAAGTAATGCCGTTCAGAACGCCCGTACCCTGCGAAGAACCCGTACCGTTTACAAGGCCGTCCGCAATGCAGGCCATCACGCAATTAGTAAGCTCTTCCACAAGGTAGCTTTCAAATGCGGCAATGCTCATGCTCTGCACTTTGACGCTGATAGAAAGCACCTTCATAATTTCGTAGCCGTCGAAAGAAACGGTTGCGACGCTGGGCGCTGCGCTGTCAACCGCTGCGCCCTCGGTGTGCCAGCTTGCAGCGGCGGTGGGAGTACCGACGGGGATAGCGATTTTAGAAGGCACATTGAAGGAACGGCAAACGCTCATAATGCCGCCCATCGTGCGGGCTTTGCTGATAACCTCGTTCAGCGTCTGCGTGGGGAGAACCGCCGCAACGTTGCCGGAAGTGCCGTAAGCGTCTGCCCGCTGCTCGGTCATGGCGCGATTGAAGGCCGCTTCCTCAAAGCTGTTCAGCTTGCGCCACAGCAGGCGTTTCATAAACGCGCTGCGGTATTCGGCGCTGTTGAATACGTCGCCTTCGGTAGCCTCATAGCTTGCGCGGCGCTCGAAGGTCATACCCGCGCCCGCCACGGGGTTAAAACTGTTCTGCTGCCCGCCTGCGGCGCGGCTCTGTACATTCTGCTTCGCCTGCGAAAGTCCTTCAAGCTCAATATTGAGCGCGTCCACGTCGGCGGTTGCGTCTGTGGCAACAATGTTCTTGATCTCTGCCGCTCTGCGCTCGATTTCCTCCAGCGTAGAAGTGCGGTAATGGTTGAAAGCCTCTGCAATAGTCTTGAATTTCATTTTGTATTCCTCCGTTTGATTGAAATAATGGCGTTTGCCGTTTCTGTGATCTGCTTTGCGAAGGCAAGATTTTCACTTCGCGCCGCTTTGGGGTTGTTGCTACCCTCGTAGCCGGAAGCAATTTTCTTCTGCTCCCGCTCCAAGATGTCAATTTGTCTGTAAAGCACTTCTGTAAGCGATTTACGCCGCTTGTCCTGTGCGGCCTCCGCCGCCTCGGTCTGCTCCCGCTCCGGCTCGGCGGGCTTTTCGATATGGATTTCAATTTCTGTTGTATTCCCGTCCTGCTTGACAATGGCGGGCTTTACAACAATGCCGTTTTCGTCTGCCATAGCGTTATACCTCTTTCAGCAGAATTGAATTTGCCTTGATAATGGCTTTCGCCCTCTCCGCCGCCGTAGAAGTCCATGCGTTAATAGCGGATCGCGCTTCAACGCTGGTCTGCGGATAAGCGGGGAACGGAACGACGCTGATTTCATACACTTTTTCAATCTTTGTGATCGTGCGCGTGTTTGTCGCCGCGTCGTAACTGTCGCCGCCCTCCGGCACTTTGAAGGCGAAGGACATTCCGGAAAGATCGCCGCGCTGTACTGCCGTATAAACGCTTCGCGCTTCCTCGGTGTCCGGTAATTCTGCAACCATGCTTAACCCTGCCGCGTCAAGCGTCAGTTGCATTGTTTTGGGCGTTCTCGCAAGCGGTACTTTGTTCAAGTCGTGATTGTAGAACAATCTCGCGTCGGACAAGTCCGCATGATCCAGCGCCCCCGCTCGGATAATTTCAATAAACGTGCCTGCCGGATCGTTTATCGTGGTGGGCTGGTCGTAAACAATCGGCCTACCCTCTAATTTAAGAACCTTCGCCGCGCCTGCCGCCGCCGCGTCCGCTCTTATTTCGCATACTCTAATTTCCTTCATGCCTGCGTTCCTCCGTTCTCTCCGTTTTTGCCGTCCGCTCCCGCTCCGGTATCACCGTTCAGCGCTGCGGGCGCTTTTGCCTTTGCAAGCTGGTATTCCTCCGCCTTGTCCGCGTCAACGTAATTCAGCGATTGAATGCGGCGATCTCCGCCGGAAACGCTCGGAAGGTTCAGAATTTCCAATGCTTGATTGACCGTAAGCAAGCCCATAGGCATAATTTCACGGATCAAGTTTACTTTCGTCGCGTTGCTGGTGAATTGAAGTCGCCCGCTCTCGAACAGAATAGAATTGCCGAAGGCTCTTTCCCGATCGTTGAACAGCTTGCGCGTAAATTCAAGGCTTAATTGCAGCGCCAGCGGTTCAATGACGCTTTCATAGAACGCCGCCCATTGGTTTTCGTCGTAGCTGCTGTTTACGATCGCTTCCGAAACGCCTAAATAGTCGTAAATCTTCGTTTTCACGGCCTGCATTTGCTTTTCGTCGATCGCATACGGCTTGTTGTCGATCGGGATATACTCGGCGGCGCTGTCAAGAACGGCAATGCCGCCGTTGTTGTTGATGTTCAAATAGTCCTGTATGAAGTTTTCGCGCATTTCCTTCAAGATGTCGGCATTCGCAAGCTGTGTGCGTTTCAGAATGCCGCGAATGCTCGCGCCTGTCTTGATCGCGGAAACAATGCCTTCATTCTGCGCGTGGGCAAGCTGCAACGCGGGGGAAAGCGCGTCGTTAGGATCGCCTAAAATATCGTTCCCGTTGAAATTGCGGCGAAGGTGGACAATATCCGCATACGGTAAAATGACTTCACGCCCGCCGGAAAAGATGAAGCGCACATATAGCGCCCCGCCCGTGTCGCTCAAAAACTCCGCATGAACCGGATTGAGCGGGAACACGGCGACGCATTGCCCGCGTTCGTCCTTCTGAATGTACGCAAAAGCGTTGTTGTACAGAAAATAGTGGGTAAACAGCTTGTACAGCATATCGAAGGCGGACATATACGGGTTTGGCTCAACCTGTAACAGACGGTTTAACTTGCAATCGCCCGTTACCTGTTCATGATCCCGATACTTGATAATGTGCGATCCTTTCAGCTTTGCAGCATTGCGGGCGATCGCGTCAACGGCGCTTCTGAAAATGTCGTTGCTGTATGCGTTACCGCTCCATGCTGAAAAGGCATTCCCGCCGCCGATGATCTCCGCGCGGCTTGTTCCCCGTGCTGGAGGCTTTACCCTCCCAAATATGCGTTGAAAGATATTCACGCGTCTTTGTCCTCCTTCCGGCGCTCCGCTGCTTTCTCTTCCTCTTCGTTCCTCCGTTCCTGCTGACAATCGCAACTTTCCGAAGGATCAAGGGCGCAACCGCAATGCGGGCATACTCTGAAATACATTTTCGTTTCTCCTTTCTGTCTGCTTTTTCCCCCCCCCCCCCCCCCCCCCCCCC